CCCATACGCTCGCAATTCTCGGACGCATTCGGACGCACAAATTCAACAAATTGCTAGTTCAATTAAAGAATTTGGATTCACAAACCCGATTCTAATTGATGAAAACAATCAGATCATCGCAGGGCATGGTCGGTTGTCTGCCGCGCATCTTCTCAAAATTAAGGAAGTGCCTTGCATCCGGTTGGCTCACCTGACCGAAGCGCAGAAGAAGGCATATGTGATCGCAGATAACAAGCTGGCTCTAAATGCTGGTTGGGATGATGCGATGCTTGCTCTTGAATTAAAGGATTTAGAATCAGAAAACTTTGATCTATCTCTGACCGGATTCAATGAAGATGAATTAGCGAAAATGCTTGTGGAAGCTGTTGAAGGTCAAACCGATCCTGATGATGTTCCAGAGGTTCAAGAAACTGCAATCACTGTTCTTGGCGATATTTGGACGCTTGGAAAGCATCGGTTGATGTGCGGCGATAGCACGAGCATCGATGCAGTCTATAAACTTATGAATGGAACATATCCAGACTTAATTCATACTGATCCGCCTTACGGAATGAATGCAGTTAGTAAATCTTCAGTTCTTAAAGCAAATTATAAAATTGATATTCTTGGTGATGATAATTCAGATGTAGCTAAAAATTCTTTTTCTTTAATCAATGGATTATATCCAAATTCAAAACAAATTTGGTGGGGTGCTAATTATTATTCATCTGTTCTTCCAGATAGCGAATGTTGGTTGGTATGGGATAAAAATAATGGAGAATCAGATCAAACCGACTGTGAACTAGCTTGGGCAAATTTTAGAAGTGTTGTTAGACAATTTACTCAATCATCAGAAAAGAAAAATAGAGTTCATCCGACTCAAAAACCAGTTTCTTTAATGGAATGGATTATAAAACGATTCAATTTATCTGCAAAAACAATAGCTGATTTTTTTGGAGGATCTGGTTCAACTTTAATTGCGGCAGAAAAAAATGGATTTGAATCATATATTATGGAATTTGATCCAAGATTTTGTGATGTGATTATTCGCAGATGGCAAGATTTCACTGGTAAAAATGCGGTTCATTCAGAGACCGGAAAAACATTTAATGAGATGATGAATGAGCGCAGTAACAACAGTTCCGCTTGAAACAATATGCAAACTTCTTGATCTAACTCCTGCGCGGATTTCACAACTTACTTCGCAAGGCGTTATTCCAAGACAGGAGCGAGGTCGGTATGAGGTCGTTCCAGTTGTTCGCGCATACATCAAATTTCTTCGTGAACGAGCAGTTCGCGGTGATGTTCATGGCGATGATTATTCAACTCATAGAACGCGACTAACAAAAGCAAGAGCAGACATCACAGAAATGGAACGAGCGCAGATGGAGAATCGGCTCATTCCTTCATCTGACGTTGAGTTGACTTGGAACTCGCTCGTTTCAAATGCTCGTAATCGGTTGATAGCAATTCCGACAAAAGTTGCTCCTGTCGTTTATGCCTCTAAAAACTTGAACGAAATCCGTGATATAATAAAAGACGAAATTTATTCGGCATTGGATGAACTAGCAAATGCAGAGATCAGAACCATCAATCCAATACTCGGCAACTCCGAAGTCACTGGAGACGATGAAGCTGACGGTGAAGTCATGGAAGTCTCCGCCGAATCTGAAAGTCAGTGATTGGGCCGATCAGAATCGAAAGCTATCTCCTGAAGCTAGTTCAGAAGCGGGACAGTGGCAAACGAGTCGAGCAGAATATCAACGCGGAATCATGGACGCGATTTCTGATCCGACCGTTTCCGAGGTCGTAATTATGTCATCGGCTCAGATCGGAAAGACAGAGATTCTAAACAATCTTGTCGGGTATCATATCGATCAAGACCCATCTCCTATCCTCGTCGTGCAACCGACTTTGCAGATGGCAGAAGCATGGTCGAAGGATCGACTCGCTCCAATGCTTCGCGATACACCATGCCTTCAAGGGAAAGTTGCTGATCCTCGAACAAGAGATTCAGGCAATACAACTTTGCATAAAGTTTTTTCTGGCGGTCATATCACAATGGCAGGAGCGAACTCGGCGGCAAACTTGGCATCTCGTCCGATACGAATTGTTCTATGCGACGAAGTTGATCGATATCCTGTTTCAGCAGGAGCGGAAGGCGATCCAATATTGCTTGCAAAGAAACGCTCGGTCACTTTCTGGAATAGAAAATTCATTCTCGCTTCGACTCCGACAATCAAAGGAGCATCTCGCATCGAGATAGCTTTCGAGGAAAGCGATCAAAGACAATATTATGTTCCTTGTGAAGATTGCGGTCATTATCAGACACTGAAATGGATCAATGTAAATTTCGAGAAAGATAAACCAGAAACGGCAGTTTATACTTGCGAGGAATGCGGTTCTCAGTGGGATGATTCATCGAGGCTGAGAGCGATTAAAAAAGGCGAGTGGCGATCTGAACGCGAATTCAAAGGCATTGCAGGATTTTATTTGAACGCTCTTTATTCGCCTTGGATGATGCTATCAGACGGTGTCCGAGAATTTCTTGAAGCACGAAAGCAACCCGCAACTTTGAGAGTGTGGGTTAATACCTATCTCGGAGAGACATGGGAAGAACAAGGCGAAAGAGTTGATGATATTGAACTCATAAATCGAAAAGAAGATTATCTCGACAGCCTTCCTGATGGAATTGTGATTGTAACGGCAGGAGTGGACGTTCAGGACGATCGACTCGAAGTTGAAATCGTCGGATGGGGACGAAATGAAGAATCTTGGTCGCTCGATTATCGAACTCTTTATGGTGATCCGTCTGGCGGTGCTGTTTGGTCGGATTTAGATGCCGCTCTCAATCAGACTTGGACGACCGAAGGCGGCAAGGAATTATTTGTTCGAGCGGCTTGCGTGGACTCCGGCGGTCATCACACACAATCGGTTTATAACTATGTTCGACCGCGCGAAGGTCGCAGAGTGTTTGCGATCAAGGGTGTCGGCGGAGAGGCAAAGCCTCTGATCTCAAGACCATCGACGAACAATATCGGCAAGATCAAATTGTTTCCGGTCGGTGTCGATACAGCCAAGGAAACGGTCTATTCAAGATTCAAAATTACTCAAGCAGGAGCCGGATATTGCCACTTTCCAGATCATTATGATGTCGAATATTTCCGGCAGTTGACGGCTGAACAGCAAGTCAAACGCTATCATAAGGGCTTTTTAAGGCGCGAATGGCAGAAGATACGGCCTCGAAACGAGGCGCTCGACTGTCGAATCTATGCGATGGCGGCTTTGGCAATCTTGAATTTGAACGTGAATTCGATCGCCGATCGACAGGAAAGAGCCTCTGCTATTGTCGCGGATGGAAATGAGTTACAAATATCTGAGCAGAATACTCCTATCAGACGACCGATGCGACAAAGACCAAAGGGCGGATTTGTCAATTCGTGGAGATCGTGAATGGCAAATCTATTCAATGTTTCAGAATCGCCTATGGAAACGCCGACTGAGATCGTGGTTGGCGATTATCTTCTTTGGCGCAGAAACTTTCCTGATTATTCGCCGACGACCTACACGGCGACCTATGTTGCCAAGATCGCGGCGACTGCAACTGAGATTCAAGTTTCCTCAACTGCCTCGGATGGAAATTTCCTATTCACGGTAACGAGCGCGACTTCTGCCGGATTCACAGCGGGTGAATACCATTGGCAGTTGGAGATGAGCGACGGCACGAACCGGATCGTCATCGAGCGCGGAATGTGGACAATTATCGCCGATCTCGATAGCGGGTCGGCTGATCCTCGGTCTCATGCCGAGATCATGGTCAAGAAAATTGAATCTATTCTGCAAGGTCGCGCCGATCAGGATGTGGCGAGTTATTCGATTAATGGTCGATCGCTGACTCGGATGGGTGTCGCTGATCTGCTCGAATGGCGCGATTATTATATGGGTGAACTTGTCAAACAGAAGCGGGAATATCGGAAAAAACTTGGTCAAGCGACAGGCCAGACGATCCGCGTGAGGTTCTGAAAATGGGTCTATTTGACTTTTTTCGTGAGAAAAGAACTCCGAATGGATATAAATTTCCGAAGCGGTCTTATACTGCGGCGGCAACTGGTCGGCTTTTTGCCGATTTTGTGGCGAACACTTTGTCGGCTGATAGTGAAATTCGTCCTGCTCTCCGCAGGGTTCGCGACAGGTGTCGTGATGTTGCGCGGAATAATGATTACGCTCGACGCTATTTGCAGATGATTGAAACGAACGTTGTCGGCGATACAGGCGTTCGCATTCAGGTTCGCGCGCGGAATTCAGACGGTTCTCTCGATACGGTCGGGAACTCAATTATCGAGAGGCAATGGGATATCTGGGGTCGTCGCGGAACGCCGACGATGGACGGCAAAATGTCGTGGCTCGATTGTCAGCGGATGTTCATTTCGAATGTCGCGCGCGATGGTGAGTGCATCGTTCGCTTTGTAGAAACTCGTGATAATCCTTGGGGTTTCGCAATTCAATTCTTTGAAAGCGATTATCTCGACGAAGAATATAATATGGCGATCGGTCCGAATGGAAATCAAATTCGGATGGGTGTCGAGATCAATAAATTTGGCAAGCCTGTCGCCTATTGGTTACTGGCAAGTCATCCGGCAGATCAACAATTTGCCAAGCCTTCGACCATCAAGCGCATTCGCGTTCCGGCAGATGAGATTCTGCATATTT